AACATTGCACACCTCTGGGCGGGGGAAGATATAAGCATACCCTTAGACATACGTTTGTTTACGGTGTCCAAATATATCCCACGGTTCTTGAGATCACCTATAAAAGAGTTATAGTCCGTGCTATCTCTGTTAAGCTCGTTGCGTAGCTCCTTTACAGGCACAAATAACTTCTCCGTGTCTGGCTCGTGCCGCATAAGCAGTTTGCCATACTTAGGTTCGAGGATAGGTGCTTTTGGCTTGGAGGCACGCTGATCTACACCATCATCAACAACAAGCATGTTGTTCAGGTTGTTTGCTACAAAAGAGCCGAGTATTGATACGTAAGTATCCAGTGGGGCAATCGTGTCCTTTCTGAGTTGCGAGATCAATGGGATCGCTGCTCTGTATATGCGACCCATATCAAAGTCTATCAAACCTAGTCTACAAGCAATTACTCCTGCTGTTATGTTAGCTGCAATAATTGCTGACCAGTTACGCTCTCGTGAAGTAAGGCGCATCTCTTTGTCTATCTTAGCTTGTATCTTTAGTACGTCCTGTTTTACACCCTCTGCATTAGCTATTACATACTGTATAAAAGGCACGATGGCATGACCGTAATTTTCGTTCAATTGATGGTCGAACATTCGCTTGCCTTCTTCTACAGATATAGTGCCCTCGTCTGAATACTCTATGTAGAACTCCATCAGCCGCATTAGCTCACCATCTGGCAAACTTTTCTCTGCAAACAGTTTCTGAGCAAAAGGCGAGTTAGAGGAACTAAGAGTCATGCCACGCCATGTAGTGTCGTTCTTGCGGTTTGCATTGGCTGTAGCAGTGCCCTTGTCCTTGCCTTTTCCTTGAGATACTTCATAAGTAAAATCACTGATTTGCTTAGAGTCCATGTTACTCATTTCATCTACAGTGTTTACTATATTGTTTAGTATCCCTTGCTTATTTACGCGAGCTACTGCTGTGTCTTTTGGATTACCAAGCAGTGCTTCAGGGTCACCACATATGCTGTTTGCCATACGCAGTATAGTTGTCTTGCCTGTACCCGCGTTCCTGTGCACCAAGTTTATGATTGCACCTTTCTGCCCTGTTAGTTTCAGTAGAGGAGAACCAAACCCTGCTAGTGCAGCAAAGGCGTGAATCTCCATGCCCTCCCTGTTATATATGTTGAACACTTCCTTCCATTTATCCAGAGTGCCTCTGGGTTCAAAGTAGGGTGCGTATGTCTTGGTTACTGAAGAAGCAGGAGTGTGATACACACCATCAGCAGTTATTTCTCTTTCCCCAACGATAAATTTTGTATCGTTGTCGGCCCATCCAAACTGTAATCTCATGATCTCTGACTTTTCCTTCGCTTGTATAAATTTAATAGACCTAGTTACGTACTCGTGTAGGAGTGCTGAATTACCGGTCTCTGAAATCACGCCGTTCTTGGATAACAGGCGCAACAATATTCTCTTCTCTAGGTTTTCAGTGGGGATATTAAACTCCCTCACACCATCGTGGGGTGAGTGGAACACAGCTACAGCTACGTAGCCCTCTTCACTGTCCCACATGTGTTTCTTTATGTAGAAATCGTGCTCGTATACAAATACAGGATCATCACCGTCCATCTTGTATACACCCCCTTTCTCCCCTCTGAAGTAAGGTTCAAACCTGTTTACAGGGCTAGCAGGGGCTTTCTTTATGATCTTACCCAGTGTGTACGGGTTTTTTATCTTTCCTTTGTGTACGCAACCTTTACAACCGCCGGGGTTGTTTTTCTCAAACTCCTCACAGCTATGTGGCCCTTTTATGCCGACTATTTTCCGTTCTACCGCATTGTGGTCGTAGTCAGGGTGGCCTCTGGATATGGAGTGTATGGCCTTACTGCCGTCAATGCAGAACTTAGCCTGAGACAGTGCGTTAAACCATCGAGGTTCCGACAGAGTTTCACGGTTTATCAAACTGTCTTTAAGCTGTAGGCAAGGGTCTTCTCTTGCTACTATTTTAGAAAACTTATAGTTCTCGTTTTGCTCAAGCAGTTTCTGCAAGAAGTCTGGCACAGGTTTGCTGCCCTTTTTCTTGGTTACCGCAACTTCATCAGGGTCTACTCCAAGCAGCGCACGAATGTCATCGGGTGCGTACCGCTCGGCTGTAGAGTTAAGTACCTCTACTAGCTTAGGAGTATCCTTCTTCTGGTTGTAGGTGTTCGGTACTCGTAGTATGCGAGCAGCGTCGAACACATTTGGATCAGCACAAAATTTCTGAGTAATACATACTTGCTCTAACCGCTTGGCAATAGGCAGCCATTTCTCAGTAGGCACTTCTTCCGTAAACGCCCAGTAAATGTGTAGACCGTAACCCGAACTGACTATTACAGGTTCAGGGAGATCAACGGTTCCACAAAACTTCTTGAGAGCTTTTAGTCCTTCCTTCTGACTAGCATAGCCTTTTGGTAATCCTGTAGAGGGTTCTATCTCTTCTGCTTTGTCTCCGCCGCAGTCTATATCGAGCCATATGGCTCCGAGGGACTCTACATTTTCAACCTTCCTACTGCCTTTTTCTTTCAGCTTACCCAGAGCAAAGTAGACATCCATGCCTTGCTCAGTAAACTTTTTAGCTATTTTGTATGCTTTTTCTAAACTAGGTGTAAACTTTGGTAGAAGCTTACCCTCCTTCATGCCGATCACATTGTATATGCCGCCTCTTGGGACAACATGGTCTATGAGATCGAATTTTTTCATTAGTCGTATTCAGCTATTATTTCTTCTATCAGTTCCGTAAGTTCTTGATTAGGTTCATGAACACCTGTAAACCAGTTGTAGACAGTCTGTCTGCTAACTCCCAACTGGGATGCAACCTCGGCAACGGGTACATCGTAATCAATGCACACGCGGCCAAGGCGAACACCCAGAAGAGATTGGTCAGCTTCTTTGTTCAGACTACCTATACGTGTCGTATAGCCGTAGCTCATGAGTATTATTTACTCCAGTCTGAAATAAGGTCTTCGATGTCATCATCGTCATCGTCGGCTTGAGGCTTTTGGTTTTTACGTTTAGAAGGCGTTTTGACTTTTTCAACTTCATCGCCATCATCGTCATCATCAGCTTCAAACCCATCACCTGAATTATCAACTCCAAAAGGAGTAGCAGGGGAATCGTCCACACTAAAACCTTCTTCTTTACCGAACGGAGAAGGTGCTTCGTATGGCACATATTTAATCACCTGCACCATTCGTAGCCAGAGTGCTACATTACCGCCGTTCATTTTGTGTGGAAAAAAATCAACAGCTATATTTACTGTACTACCAGTAGTGAGCATGAAGTCTTCACCAAGTAATTTTTCTTGTGAGTCATACTGCTTAGGTGGGTTAGTTAACTTACCGTTGTACTGGGCTTTTATACTAGTCTTAGCTAGGTAAGTGCCGTCTTCTTGCTTGTTAAAAATCTTTTTAACTTTAGGAAATTCTTCCGGCCAAGATTTTTCACGTCCTTCCATATATGCTTCTTTCATCAAAGCATACAGTTCCGCTGCCTGATCTTTGTTCATTGTGAAGCTCATCTCGTAAGCGGCTCCATCTTGTGTAGCACTACAAGGAACACTTTTGTTTTGTGATTCGCTCCAGTGGTAGGGCTGATTGATGCGTGGATACATTGCAGTTACTCCACGTATAACATGCGATTTAAATTTCTTACTAGCCATATGCTGCTCCGTAAAAGGGGTTGGTTGTGCAGCTTCTTCAAGCTGCTGTGTATTTTCTAGTTCTTCCTCTGTTAAAGGTCGAACTGGTTTGAATAACATTTTGTAGGTGTTTCCATGTTCTACAAAATATATTTCAGTTAGCACGTTACCGATTTCCTCTCGGTTACGCTTTAGATGATCCTCATATTTATAAAGGCTCATCCTGTTATCTTCTTTTGAAAATAAACTTAAAGCTCCAAGCCTAATTTCATGAAGATACTTAGAATCAAGAAACGCTACCTTAATCAAAGTAAAGTATTTACAAGGCGCTCCCGCTGTTCCCCATCCTACTTTTATGCTTTGGTCGCAATCTAAGCATCTGGGTGCTTGTTTGTTAGCTACATCTTCGTGCGGAAAGTCGCACCCTACAGACCAACAAACAAGGTTATCGTCCTTGTAATAGTTTCTTGATAATACTCCTCTATCTGTAATTACAACTTCTATAGAGCGCAGAGGCTCGTAAGTATCAGGGTGTATGAAACACCCATCCTTTACCCGAAGTCGGTTCATTTTTTAGAGGGTTTACGAACAGAGATAATGTTTTTTCGTATAACCTGAAGGCTTGGTGGTACTACATCTGGATTAGCTTCCAGAAATTCCTTCATGTTTGTACTGTGCACTCGCTTCTCAAGCAGGTGCATAGCGTCGTTCTCTTTTATAAAGTTGTGCATCTCGTCCCAGTTACTTATCTGAAATGTAGTCTGTAACCTTCGAGATACAGTGCCAGATGCAAGTTTAAGAGACTCACCTTTTTCACCAAAAAAAGAATCAAGTTTCTTAGCTACTTTGTCTTGCTGTACTTTTATTTCTTTTATCTCTTCTTCTTTTTCTCTAATGGCGTCTCTCATACTGAGATACACAGCCGTTAGTTTATCTGCCTTGTCTGTTGCGTTCATCACTACTCCTTTTCAATCGGGACAAGTAGTGTACTGCTACGCTTTACAGTGTCAAGTATTTATTTCTTGTTTATATAAATCGACTATCTTGTGGTGGTGGTCGATGTTAGACCGCAACATCTTGTATAGGCGTGTCTCAACTTCACTACCGCGTATGTGAACAATAGTCATTGGGTTGTGTTGACCCGGCCTATCTATACGCGCATTAGCTTGTAAGTATGTCTCTACACTAGTAACAGGTGCATACCATATGACTGTGTTAGCAGCAGTGAGAGTAAGACCGTGTGAAGCTGCCTGTGGCTGAATAATCAGCACTCTAGGCTTTTCGTTTTCTTGGAAGTCTTTGATTACCTTGTTTCTTTTGTTAACAGAAACTTTTCCTGATATTACATCGCAAGATATTTTGTTAGACAGCAAGAAGTCTCTTAGCAATTCAATAGTATGAGTAAAAGGCACGAACACCAGAACCTTGTTAGATGACTCGTCTATCGCTTCTTTCACGATGTTCAATCTGTTGCTTACATCGAACTCAATTACTTCTTTGTCATCTGAGTAAACAGCACCGCCTGATATCTGTAGAAGTTTGTTGAGGTTAGTCGCTGCATTTACAGAAGTAACCTGCTCTCCGTCAGCTTCCATCATCATCCGCTCTTTCAGCAATTTGTAGTAAGCTGCTTGCTGTTTGGTTAACGGTGCCTCTCGCTCTACATAAGTAACAGGGGGCAAGTCGAGACACTGACTTTTCTCAAACCTAATCGCAGGTTGTAGAACTTCATGCACGATCTTGTCTGCGTCTCGTTTTGGCCTCCACGTAAACTGTGTGGCCTTATACATCACTCTGTCTCTGAACTGCCCAAAGTATTTAGGAGCGTTAGGGTTAACTAGCTTTGCCAGACCAAACGCATCAACGGGTGATTGGGCTGCGGGAGTACCAGTAAGCATCCAAAGCCACGGAATATCTGCAACGATATCTCGTAATACTTTCCACCTATTTGTTTGTGCGTTCTTGTAGGCGTTGGCTTCGTCTACGACAACCATGTCAAAGCCACCGTTCATGATCTCGTCTTTGACCACAGC